CATCAACTAGACGTTATCCAGCATTAAATATAGGGCCTAGATATAAGAAAGGAGTCTGGGCAAAACCAGAAAAAGGAGGCTGGCACATGCACTTTGTTCAAGCTGGTTATAGAGGAAAAAATAAAGTAGCACCAAATACATTTGTGATGGATTCATTTATAGCAACATCAAAAGGGGTTGGAAATTTAATGAAAAAAAATACAATGAGAATGTTGAAAAAGATGGTAAAAGTTGAGGGAAGAGGGTATTTTAAAATAGCAGCATAATGGCAGTAGAAAAAGCAATATATTCAATATTAGAAAATTATCCTCAATTAAACAGTGCAAATATTACATTTGGAGTAAATCAATCAATAGCAAGTCAGTCAACTCCATATCAACAGCCTCAGATAATATTTTATAAGAACTCAACAGATTCTTATGCTACAAAAGGAACTACTGGGCCTTTGTCTGGGAGAAGTACAATTGATAGAGCAACTATTAAGGTTGAGGTATTAGCAGAAAGCGCTACAACACTAGCAACATTAGTTCAAAGAGTTAGAGGGGCTTTAGATAGACAATCTGGAACATACTCTGGCTGTGTTGTGCAAAGTATTGACTACTTAAATGAAGATAATTCATTTGAGTTTGATGATGGGTTGAGTAATAGAGGTTGGTATCAGACTAATCAGTATTATGCTGTAAGGTTTGAGCCTAGTTATGTATAATTAAAATAAAAAAAATGGAGAAAAATTGGTGGAAATTAATCAAAGAATGGACTGACCATAGTGGGAAAGTTTATGAAATAGGGTCTGAAATAGGGATAAGTAATGCACAAGCTAAAAGATTTGCAGAGCAAGGTTATGTTGAACACCCAGATGTAGAAAAAAAAGTAAAAAAAACAACAAAATTTGAAAAGGTTGAGGTAAAAAAAACAAAAGAAGATAAATAATTAATTAAAAAAAGAAAATAAAATGGCAACAAATAACGTTATTAATGGGACACTTGCAGTTATTAAAACTGGGACAACTCATGCAGATGCAACAACAATTGCACTATCTACGTCAGCATCACTTTCTTTTTCTATGGAAACTAGAGACATATCTAATAAAGGCTCTGCTGGTTGGAGAGAATTATTAGAAGCACAAAAATCTTGGTCAGTTTCTTGTGAGGGGGTTTATGCAATGCTAGATGCTGGTGGTAGTGCTGTTAAAAATTACGAAGATTTTTATGATTTAATGGCTGCTAGAACTCCATTATATATAGAAATTAATACTGGCGTAACTGGTGATATTTACTATGGGGGAGAATGTTATATTACATCGTTAGAGCAAACAGCTCCAATGGAAGACAATATGACTTATTCTATGAGTTTTGAAGGAACTGCTGCATTATCAAAAGGTACGCAGGCTTAATATTAACTAGAGTGAAGTTTGGGGCAATTCTACCTTTCGTGGGTTTGCCCCTTACTAAGCTCACAACACACGAAAGATATGTTTGAATATGTAGATGTAAATGGTAAAAAAATGGCTGTAAAGTTTGGATTCAATGCTTTACGTCATTTTAGTAGAATGACTGGAATAAGTATTGGTCAAATGGAAGACTTAGGGAATAATATGACTTTTGATGTAGCTGTTCACTTGATTTATTGTGGGCTTCAAGATGGGGCTAGAGTTACAAAAGAAAAGTTTAATTATGAAGTTGAAGATTTGGCTGATGATTTAGACTCTGACATGACTATTATTGAAAGATGTATGGAAATTTTTGCTCAGCAAATGGGTAAAGATAAACCTAAAAAGAAAGGAAAGGGAAAAAAGTAGAAGCGGAGAGAGTAGAATATGAATGGACTTGGGATAAGATAGAGCAACTAGGTCTAGGGCAGTTAAGAATGACATATTCAGAGTTGTATGATTTAACTCCCTCCGCATTTTGGAACGCAGTTGATGGGTTTGCTATTCATGCTGAAAACTTGGATAGAAAAGAGTGGATAAGGACTAGGTGGAGTACATGTTTACTTATTAATGTTAATCTACCAAAAGGCAAGCAAATGAGTCTCGAAAAACTTTTACCTTTTGACTGGGAGGAAAAGCCAGAAAATGAAATGAAAACTTTAGAAGAAACAATGCTAGAGTTAGAAAAAACTGAAAAGAAACGTAAAATATAAAAAATGGGAGACGCGGCATTAAATGTAAGACTAGGGGCGAAAACAAAAGAGTTCAATGCTAAACTATCTCAAGCGTCTTATAGATTTAAAAAATTCGGTAAACAAGTTAGTAGTATAGGTAGAACTATGACTACCAATTTCACTATGCCTATTGTGGCTGCTGGAGTTGCTTCTGTTAAATTATCTTTAGACTTTCAAAAATCAATGACCAAGATTGAGACTCTTGTTGGCAAAACAAGTGGCGAGATAGAGGTTATGAAAGATGGGATAATGGATATGGCTCAAGAGACTGCAAAAAGTCCAGTTGAATTAGCTGAGGGGCTTTATTTTTTGGAGTCTGCTGGTCTGAGAGGGGCAAATGCTATGGAGACTCTAAATAATGTCGCAAAAGGCTCGGCAAGTGGTTTAGGGGATATGGAAAGTCTTGCTGTTGTGGCGGCCGCAGCACAAAATGCTTATGGTGAAGAAACTTTAACAGCATCTGAAGCTCTAGATAAGTTTGGAGTAATGGTTAGGACTGGTATGTTCGACGCTCAAGAATTGTCTAATGTACTTGGTAAACAATTAGGACTAGCTTCAAATCTTGGAATAAGTTTTGATGAGGTTGGGGCTTTAATTTCTACATATACAGCTACCACTGGTGATGCTACTGCAGCAACAAATGGTCTTAGTGCTATTATGATGACATTTGCTAAGTTAGAATCTGAGCCTACTAAAAAGCAAGCTGAAGCACTAGACGCAATTGGTATGTCAGCTCAGCAAGTTAAAGACATGATGGGTGAGCAAGGTTTGATGACAACTATGCAACATCTTCAAACTCAATTTGAAGCTAATAATATACCAATGGCAGACTTTTTTACAAAGTCTCAAGCTCTTAAAGGGGCTTTAGGGGTACTAGGAACACAAACACAAACTTATACTAATAATCTTGATGCAATGGGACAGTCTGCTGAGTTTGTTGGTGATGCTTTTGCTACTACTGCTGACAAAGATGCTTTCAAAATGGAACAAGCAATCAATAGTTTAAAGGTTGCTGGAACTCAATTAGGGGAATCACTAGCACCAGTTGTGCAAACAATAACTGAAAAAGTTTTAGCACTAACAAATTGGTGGACTGGACTTGATAAAGCAACCCAAGACAACTATGCTTCATGGGCAACGTGGATTGCTACTGTAGGCCCAGCGCTTTTAATAATAGGAGGTTTTGTTACTAAAGCTGGAATGTTTATTGGTTTAATGAAAAAGTGGCAAGTTGTTCAAAAAGCTGCAACTGCAATACAATGGTTATTTAATGCTGCTTTAAATGCTAATCCAATAGGTTTAGTAATTATGGCAGTAGCTGGTTTAATTTCAGCGTTAGTTTATCTAGTAAAAAACCAAGAAAAAGTTATTAATTTTTTATCAAAAGGGTTTAGATTCTTTGCAAATACAGCTATTGGCGCTTTAAATAAAGTAATTCATGGTATTAATAAATTTTCTGAGCATTTTGGAGTTTCAATTCCTTATGTAAAATATTTCAAAAAAGAAGTTGATAAAGCATTAGACCCAGAAGTTATTGAAGATACAAGTGGTGCTGTTTTAGACTTATCTAATAATCTTGAAAATCTACAAAATGTAAATTTACCATCTATTGATATAAGTGGAGTAACAAGTGATGAAAAAGGGGAAGAAACTGATGCGGAAAAACAATTAAGAGAAGCAAAAGAAAAAGCAAATAAAGATTCAAAAGAAAGGATAAGAAGATTAAATCAACAATTTTTAGTCTTAGACGCAAAAGATGCTAATGAAGCTGCAGTTTTAAGATTACAACAAGAAAGAGATAATCTAGTTTCAAGTGTAAAAGAAAGTGATAATGCAGCAAAAGAAAAAGAAGCAATACAAAAACTCTTTAATAGAAAAATAAAAGATTTACAAGATGAGCAAGCAAAAAATGCTGAAAAATCTATTTCTAAAATGCAAGCATCATGGAATAAATTTTTTGAAAAATTTGCAAAAGGGTTTCAAATTGGCATGAATATAGCAAAACAAGTTATGGGTGGTATTAGTGATTTATGGTCTGCTCAAGCTGAGAAAGAGCAAACTATTCTTGATAATAAACAAAAAGATGAAAATGATGACTATGAAAAGTGGTATGAAAGAGAGTTAGCTAAAATTGATGCAATTGCAACAAATGAAGAACATAAACAAGACTTAGTTTCAAATTTAGATAAAGAGGCTGCGATAAAAAAGAAAGCACTAGAAAAAAGGCAAGATGATGAGCAAGCGGCACTACAAACAAAAGCAGCAAAAAGAGATAAAAAATTAAAAGTTATGAGTGCTATCATGTCAACAGCACAAGCAGTAGTGAATGCTCTTGGGTCTTTACCCCCTCCATTTAACTTTGCAATGGCTGCTTTAGTTGGTGGGTTAGGTGCTGCTCAAGTTGCTGCAATATCATCAACACCAATTCCAGCGTTTGCAGATGGTGGAATAGTATTCGGGCCTACAATAGCTCAAGTTGGGGAATATTCTGGGGCTTCAGCAAATCCAGAAGTTATAGCGCCATTAAACAAACTTAAAAGTATGCTAGGTGAAAAAGATGGTAAACAATCAATAGAAATATTTGGTAGAATCTCTGGAAATGATATATTTGTAAGTAATAGTTTAGCTAGTAATAAAAGATTAAGATATACATAATGGCTGGATTTAGTTACCAAACTACATACACATCATTAAATGGCTGGGAATATAGACTCTCAATGTGGGACAGAAACTGGGGAGGGGCTACTAACTCATTTAATATATCAGATTCTGGGGCAGTTATAAAATACGACTCTAAAGGGGGTGATTCAAAAATGAATCCATTAATGGCATCTACTATGACTTTTGAATTTATTGTAGAAAATGCTGGTCAACAATCATATATAAACTCTAATTTAAGACCAAATACAGCTCAAGAGAAAGATATATATTTTATTTTAGAAAAATCTAAGTCATCTGGTTACCAAAAAGTCTGGGGAGGTTTTATGATAAGTGATTTAGACACTACAACAGATGAATCGTACCCTTATACCCTAAAACTAGAAGCTATTGATGGTATTGCATTACTTAAAGACATTCCATTTGTTAAAAACGCTTTAAATCAAAATGCTGGGCCTTTTACAATTGAGCAAACTTACATGGGTTATTCTAATGGAAGCTGGACTGATGGTTGGAATAGTGGGGTTGACAATACTAAATATAAAAAAATTATTGAAGTCTTAACAGAAGCGGTACAATATTCAGACTTTCAAGGCATGGCTAGCAACACTAATTATGGTGGTGCGCCAGAAATATCATCTTCAGCCAACTGGTGGAATCAATCACACCTAGCTAGTTATATTGGAACTGAAGACCCTTTGTGGCTAAGTAGAATGAACATGTCTCAATTTTATAATGTTGTAGATAGTTCATCAAATAGTAGCACTACAGACTATTATGAAGCAATGAGTTGTTATGATGCTTTAGTTAATATATGCAGATGTTGGGGGTTGAGGTGCTTTTACTGGGCTAATAGAATATATTTCATTCAAGTAGGATTATATAATACTGATGAAACTGGGACTACTGCAAGTCCAGACAATATACCCACTAAAATTTATGATATTTTTTGTAATCCAGTTGCTGGAATTAATGATTTTGTTGGTACTACTAATCTTTCTAGGTATCAATTTGACTTTAATGCAACCAATTCTGGAAAATTACAGAGATTAGCTGGAACTACTTATGATGAATATCCATCAATTAAAAAAGTAGTGGCTAAATTCCCATCTATTTCTAATGAGAATAGGTTTAGTTCATTCCCTTTGATTTATGGTCAAACTGATACCCCTCATGAATGGCCATACGCTTCAGATGGTATTGTTATGACTACTGCAGACATTGGTACTATTACAGACCCAAATAATTTAGATGGTTTGTATCTTGATTTATTTATGCAGTTTACAAATACTGGATTTATGCCAGTAAATCAAGAGCTACAATTTACTATTCAAGCTAGACCGACAAATGGAAACTATGCAACGCAGGGGAAAATACCATTATATAATTCAGACGCAAATGAAGTGCAATGGAAAGATGTTAATATTAATTCTTACCCAGCCTATCCATACCCAATAAGATTCACTACTGATTTTTTAAGTACAAACACTGCTAGTTATTCTTATATGAATATTTTTTCTAGTGCTACAGTTAATAATAATTGTCTTGCAGCTATAAATAATGCAGTTAATGTTCCAATTGGAACTACTACTATAAATATTGTAAATGGTACAGTTTTAAATACTATTTTTAATAATATTTTACCTTTTGACTCTGGAATGTCTGGGGACTGGGATTTTAGAATTATTGCAATAGCGGCTGACACAAATACTAATACAACTACTGGAGGGACATCAAATGGAGTATCAAAAGGACATGGTGCAGCTTCTCACATTGTTTTTGGATTTAAAGAAACTCCGTGGGATAATCTTCAAAATGGTCAGTTAAGATTTGGTAGCCCAAACAATAAATTAATAAATGGTGATGTATATTATACTAATCAAAACTCAACGCAGTTCCCTAATACAATTGCTATTGTTAATGGTGGGTCAATAGGTAACATAGGACAGCAAACGCAAGTAACACTAGCAAATACTGATAGTTTTATTGTAGAAATACCAGACACTTTGTGGGGAGATTGCGAAGTAGATGACTCAATGGGTAGTATTCAAGTGTATAATGGAACTAATTGGGTTTATACTGATTTTCTTGGTAAATGGGGTAGAAATATTGTTACTGGTACTGATTCACTTACAGAGCTTTTATGTAAAGAGACTTTATTTATGCAAAACACCCCAAGCTATCTAGCTAATTATACTGCAGTAGTGGGCAATACAGAGCCAAATTTAAGTAATAATGCAAATTATCCTTATTTAGTTAATCCAGTATCTAGATTAAAAGACACTACATTCAATAATAGAATTTTTGTTCCAATAAATTTAGAAATTGATACTATTAATAACCAGACTAGCGGGAAGTGGTTTGAAATGTCATACAATACATCTGGGGCTACCACAACAACAAATACTAATTTACCACAACTACCAACTCAAGAGCCAGTAACATGATAAAAAAAGATAATTTCGGTACACGTTCAAACTCAAAACTCGCGGCTTCTGGGCCTATAAAAGCTGGCACAACAAATACAAATCTTGGTGGTAAATCAGTTGTTGCAAGGTCAAATACACCAGCTCAAGACCCAAATTTAGGAAGATTGGTATTGACAACAATAATCCAAGACATTCCAAAATACTCTATTAATGGAGAGGGCACTCAGGTTGCTATAAATTATACAAGTTTACAAATACCAAAAGAAAAGGAATTAAGACACCCATTAGTAGCTGGTATTCAAGTTAGTTTGGTTAGTGGGAATTTTTCACAACTAATAACTATCACCTCAACATTAGCTCTTAATGATACAACAATTTCTGTTGCTTCATTTAATCCAAATGTAGATATTGGAAAAGGTGCATTAATATGTATTGATGAGGAAGATTTATTCAATCAATATCAAAACAAAACAAAAGGAACTATTGCTGGTTTTACAGTAGATTCAGATGGTATAGCAAAAAGTGGAATAGAGATAACTGACTGGCTTAATTCAGATACAATGGCTGGTGCTTCAGTTAATAACGTACCTACTGCTTTAAGCGTTAAAAATTATGTAGATAATTCACACCCAGCAGAAGACCAAACACTGCAAGAGGTTACAGATAATGGAAACACAACTACAAATAGTGTGATGATTGGAAGTTCTTCCAGTCCAACTTTAAATTTAGAAGTTATTGGTGGATATGATGCAACACCAGTTAAATTTTTAAGACACGCAACTTATGGCAATATTATAAGATTAGGAAGAAATGGAGTTAGTGAAACGGCAAATATTG